CGGATCGCCGAGAAGTCCGTCACATCGCCGCCGACCCGCATGGCCGCGTAGAACTGCACATGCGGCTTGGCCGAGTAAGGATCGCGCAGGATGCGCAGGTCCGGCCGTTCGGCGATGGTGTAGCCGGCGCGGAAGTCGCCGAAGGCCACGGCGGTCGCATCGGGCGCGATGTCGGGCATCTCCTCGCAGGTCAGCACCGGATAGCCCATCAGGATCGCCGGCTGGTCGCGGTTCGTCGGCTCGGCCCAGATGAAGCGGCCGTCGGCGTCCTTCATCTTGCGCACGGCCCCGGCGGTCTTCGAGTTCATCACGAACGTGGCGTTGGCGCGGTACTTCGCCCCCAGGCTGTAGACGAGGTCGATGACGGCGTTGGCCGGATCGGCGGCGCCGAAGCCTCCGGCCGTCCCGGTGGCGTGATAGCCGAGCGCGCCCCAGGCCGCGGTCGCGATGGGAGCGGCGGCGTAGTTCAGAAAGCCGCGCGGCTTGTCGACGCCGTCGCCCCGCACGAAGGCGGCGTTCTCGGCGCGCGAGAAGCGCTCGGCGATCGCGTCCGCCAGCCAGCCCTCGACGTCGAAGGCCGCGTCCTCCAGCAGACGCTGCGAGGCGCGCGGCATCGCCGACAGCTCGTGCAGCGGGATGGCGATGCGCTCGAACTGCGGCGGCGCCGTCTCGCTCGCCGCGCCGTTCTCGGTCGCCCAGGCGACGCCCAGATCGCCGCGATCCACCAGCACGTCATACGAGCCGGCCTGCACCGACACGACGCTCGCGAGCGAGCGGATCGTGCCCGCCCCGCGCAGCAGCCCCGCGATCCGGCCGCTGGTCTGGGAATCGAGCAGGAAGCCGCCATCGGCCCCGGTGGCCGCGCTCAGTCCCTTGGCCTCCAGCGCCGCGGCCCGCACCCCGGACTCCTCGCCATGGCGCAGATAGGCCGAGACCGCCTTGGCCTCACCCGCGGTCGCCTCGGCCGCGACCGACAGGTTCGGGCGGCCGACCGCCTTGCGGTCGAGCATCGAAATGCGGTCGTCCTGCGCCCGCATCTTGGCGTCGATCCGTCCCTGAAAGGCGCGGAAGTCGCGCATGAAATCCGTCATGGCCGCCTTGGCCTCCAGCATGGGGTTCTCGGGCTCGGCGCGCGTCACGGCATCGGTCATCGAAATCTCCTTGCAGACAGGAAAAGATGAGAGTTGGTCAGTCGAACATGTCCCGCGCGGCGCGCAGGGCTTCGGCCAGGGCAAGCGCCTCGGCGCCCTCGTCCCCGGACCCGGCGCCCGGCAGGGCCCGGGCCTCGGGCAGCATCGGAAAGGTGACGAGCGACACCTCCCACAGGTCGATCTCCAGCAGCCGCCGCCCGCCCCCGGCGGTCTTGGCGGCCTTGACGGCGCGGTAGCCGATCGACAGCCCGTCGATGGCGCCCGCCCGCAGCAGAATGGCGGCCTCGGCGCCGGACTGGATCTCGGTCAGCAGCTTGCCTGACACGAACAGGCCCCGCGCATCCTCGCGCAGGCTCTCCCAGACGCCGATCGGCCGCGCCGGATCGTGCTGCCACAGCAGCTTGGGCTTGCGGTCCGCGCGGCGCAGGGCGGCGGCGAACGCCCCGGGGGCCACCTCGTCGCCGCCGCCGTCCACGATGTCGAACAGGCTCGCATAGCCCTCGATGCGGCCGTCGGCGAAGCCCCGCTCCACATCGAAGGCGAGGAACTTCGTCTCGAGCCGCGATCCCGCGGCCGAGTGCATGGTCGTCATGGCGGTCTCCCGGGTTGTTGCGGGCCGTCAGGCGTCGGTGCGGGGCGGCAGGCCCAGCAGCCGTCGCTTCTCGTCGGCGTCGAGGAAATCGGCCCGCGACACCCGCGCCCAATGGGCGTCGCGCTCGGGCGCCAGCGCGGGCGTGCGGTCGAGATCGGGCTCGATCCGCACCGCACCGCCCCAGCGCCAGCCCAGCCACCCGCTCAGCGCCGCCGCGGTCCGCCGCACCAGCGGCTGCACGGTCTGGCGGAAGAAGGCCCGGTTGGCCTCCTGATAATTGGCGTAGGTGTTGTCGCCAGGCAGCCCCAGCAGCATGGGCGGCACGCCGAAGGCCAGCGCGATCTCGCGCGCCGCCGCGTTCTTGGTCTGGAGGAACTCCATCTCCGAGGGCGAATAGCCCATCGGCTTCCAGTCAAGCCCGCCCTCCAGCAACATCGGCCGCCCCGCATTGCGCGCGCCCTGATGGTTGCTCTCCAGCTCCTCGACCAGGCGCCGGTACTGCTCGTCGGTCAGCGTCCCGCGCCCGTCGACGCCCGAATAGACCACCGCGCCCGATGGCCGGGCCGCGTTGTCGAGCAGCGCCTTGGTCCAGCGCGACGCGGCGTTGTGCAGGTCCACCGACGCCGCGGCGGCCTGCATCGGCGACATGCCGTAATGGTCGTCCAGCGGATGAAAGGACCGCAGATGCAGGATCGGCGGCGCCTCGCCCGTCATGTCGAAGCGATGCGCCTTCGCCCCGACCCGGTACTCATAGCCCTCCGGCCAGCCGTCACGGCCCGGGATCACCCGCACCCGGTCGGGCCGCAGCGCATGCAGCTCGGAGGGCCGCCCGTCAGGCCCCGTCGCCGCTTCCAGATAGGCGTCCCCGGCCAGCTGGAGGAAACCATAGGACGCTTCCAGCAGCGAGGCGCCGTCCTGGCCGGGATTGGGCCGCTCCAGCAGCGCCATCAGAGGGTGCTCGGTCAGCGCGGCCCCGCCCTCGGTGAAGCGCAGCGGCAGGGCCGCGGCCGCTTCCGCGATCATGCGGACGCAGCGAAAGCCCACGACATTGCCGCCATAGCCGGTCCGCGTCAGGGACACCGTGTCGAGCGGCGTCCATGCCGGCCGGCCGACGCCATGCACCGCCGTCACCGCGCAGGCGGCCGACGCCTTCGCCTCGGGCGCGGCCTCGCGCCGCCGCCCGAACAAGGACCATGCCATAGGCTACTCCTCAGGGTTTCGTCGTGTCAGAGCCCGCGCACCCGGGGCTCGCCGCCTTTGGTCGTCAGCGCGTTCACCGCCCAGACCAGCGCATCCGCCCGGTCAGGGCTGGAGCCGCCGGTCCCGAAGCCGCAGAGCTGGTCCTCCAGCGCCGGATGCACGCCCACATGGCGCACGCGCCCAGCCGCATAGAGCAGCGACACCGGCTCGGCCCGCGCGACCTTGCCCCGGCTCGCCCGCACGCTCGCCACGGGGGCCATCGGGTCGGCGCGGCGCAGGGTCTCCACGACCATCTCGCCGCCCTGGTTCACCTCCGCGACAATCCGGTCGGCGCCGAATTCGCGCCCCGCCTCGATGGCGCGGGCAGCCCATACCGCTGGGCTCGCCCGCGCCACTGATCGGTCCGCCAGCACATAGACCGTCTCGCCGGCGATGCCGACCACCACGATCCCGCATTCATCGGCCCTCTCGCCCGATGTCGCCGGCGGATCGACCCCCACGATGATGCGGTCAAGCGCCGGCGCCTTCTCCACCCGCGACGCCTCGATATCCGCCCGCGTGAACAGCGCCCCCGGCGGATCGACGATCAGCTCGCCGCCTAGCTCCTGCCGGCCCAGCGTCGAGCCCTCATAGCGCCGCGTGATCTTCTCCAGAAAGTCCGGGGCCAGATTGGCCCGGTTGGCGGCGGTCGGCGCGCTGGTGGTCACCGTCGCGGGATCGGCCAGGATCAGGCGCAGCGTCTTCTGATCGCGCGGCGTGGTCGTCACCACCTGCCGCGGCGCATCCCCCAGACGCAGCGCGAACTGGAGCATGGTCCATGCCTCTTCAGCCCGGCGCCATTTCGCCAGCTCATCCGACCAGGCGCAGTCGAATTGCGGCCCGCGCAGCGATTCCGGGTCCGACGCCGAGAACAGCTGCGCCTCCGCGCCGTTCTCCCATTCCAGCCGGTGCCGCGTCGCCTGCCATTCCGGCCGCCGGTCGGCCGGCGTGCAGGCCATGATCCCCGATTCCCCCAGCACCATCACGTCGCGCGCCTGCTCCCAGGTCTCGCCGACCAGGGCGATGCGCCGCGCCAGACCATTCGCCGCCGGCGTCGAGCCTTCGGCCTGCGCGCGCACCCATTCCGCGCCCGCCCGTGTCTTGCCCGACCCCCGCCCGCCCAGCAGCACCCAGGTGGTCCAGTCGCCGGGGGGCGGCAGCTGATGGTCGGGTCTGCCCCAGAATTCGAACAGATGCGGCAGCGCCAGCATCGCGTTGCCGCTCAGGCCGCCCAGAAAGGCTTCACGTCTCTCCGGCGGCTGCAAGGCGAGCCAGCCGCCGAGCGACCTCCGCCCGGGCGGCGTCGAGATCAAGCGTGCGATGAGGCTCGTCAGCGACGACCGGGCGTTTGCGCGAGAGCTGGGAGTCAAAATCCAGAACCATCATGAGAGATTTCTGCAAGGATCTCAGATCGGCCGTCTGCTCGTCGGTCAGCACGCCCTTGTCGCGGAACACCTCGATGGCGCGCGCCAGCTCGTCGGCGAGCGAGTCATAGAGCGCCACGGCATGAGCGAGCGTGCGCGTCGTCACGGCTTCCGGCGCCGGGCCAGGCTTGCGCCCCATGCTGCTTACCAATTCCTGAATGCAAAACTGAACAAGACATGAAAAAAAGGGCCAGATGGCCCCTGCTAGACTTCTCGATGATGACGTTTTTCTATCATACAGCGCGCGCTCTGTCAAGCTTATCGTGCGGGATGCAGGCTAGGGCTGCGCCCGCTGCCTTTCGATAGCCCGCCAGGCGGCGACATTGCGGTTGTGGTCTTCCAGCGTGCGGGCGAAAGCATGGCCGCCTGTGCCATCCGCCACGAAATACAACTCGTCGCTCACGGCCGGGCGCACGGCCGCCTCGATGGCGGCGCGTCCGGGATTGGCGATCGGCGTCGGCGGCAGGCCGTCGATGACATAGGTGTTCCATCGGGTCGGCCCCGAGATGTCACGCCGCGTCAGCTCGCGGCCCAGCGGCCCCCGCCCCTCCGTCAGGCCATAGATGATCGTCGGGTCGGTCTGGAGACGCATGCCCCGGCGCAGTCGGTTGTGAAACACGGCCGACACGCGGGCGCGCTCGGCGTCCAGCCCCGTCTCCTTCTCGATCAGCGAGGCCAGGATCAGCGCCTCCTCCGGCGAGGCGACCGCAATCCCCTCGGCGCGCGCCGCCCAGGCCTCGGCGAGAATGCGCTGCTGCCGGCTGCGCATCCGGGCCAGCACCTCCGCCCGCCCGTCGCCGCGCGACAGGAAATAGGTGTCGGGGGCCAGCGACCCTTCCGGCGGCGGCTCCACCGGATCCCCGCTCAGCAGCTCCGACCCGTTCAGCAGCGCCGCCACCTCCCAGGAGGTCAGCCCCTCCGGCACGGTGAGCGGATGCTGCACCGTCCGCCCGCTCACGAGAATGCCGAACACCTCGGCCATCGAAGCGCCAGCCGGAACCGCGTATTCGCCATAGCGCACCACCGCGTTGCGCCCGCCATAGCGCGCGCCGATGCGAAACAGGGCTGCCGAACCGATGACGCCCTCCGCCGCCAGCAAATCCGCCACGCGGTCCAGACCCGCGCCGCGCGGGACAAAGACGATGCGCTCCTCGGTGGTCGGCCCGGGCCCGAAATACGCGTTGCGCCCCCAGCCCGCCACGCCCGCCGCCACCACGGCGAGCGCGATGAGCAGGGTCATCGCATTGGCGGCGATGCTCCGCATGGCGCCGCCCTCAGGGGGCCTTGCCCAGCACCAGCGAGGCGTTCGTGCCGCCGAAGCCGAAGGAGTTGGACAGAGCCACGTCGATGCGACGGCGCACGGGCCGCAGCGGCGCAAGGTCCAGCGCGGTCTCGACGGACGGATCATCCAGGTTCAGCGTCGGCGGGGCCACCTGGTCGCGCAGCGCCAGCGCGCAGAAGATCGCCTCCACCGCCCCGGCCGCCCCCAGCAGATGGCCGATCGACGATTTCGTCGACGACATCGTCGCCTTGCCGGCATGGGCGCCGAGCATCCGCACCACCGCCTGCAGCTCGATCTCGTCGCCCACGGGCGTCGATGTGCCATGCGCGTTGACATAGTCGATGGCCTCGGGCGCCAGCCGCGCATCCCGCAGCGCGGCCCGCATCGCCCGGAAGCCGCCATCCCCGTCCGGCGCCGGCGAGGTGATGTGATAGGCGTCGCCCGACAGGCCGTAGCCCAGCACTTCTGCGTATATCTTCGCGCCGCGCGCCCTCGCGTGCTCGTATTCCTCCAGCACGACCACGCCCGCCCCCTCGCCCATCACGAAGCCGTCGCGACCGCGGTCATAGGGTCGCGACGCGCGCGTCGGCGCATCGGTGTAGCCG